ATATTTTATGAATAAAGGCAGATAGGGGCCTATAACCCTATATTCCCCTCCAGGGTGCTCCTTAGCTACTGTCCTTCGGGATGGTGGTTAGGGGGTACTCTGGAGGGGTTTCTTTTTTTTTTTTTTTGCTAAAAAGTACCAGGGGACGCTAAAGAGAGAATCCCATCCAAAAGGGGGATTTAGGGGGTTAATTATAATAATATTTAAATTATTATTGTTATTGTTGTTATTATTAAAATAATATTATAAAATATTTTTAAGGAGTACTTTAAAGAGTACTTTAAAATATTATTTTAGATGTTTCTGTAACATTTGTGTAGAGGTACTATTGGCTCCCGACCAATAGAGGGTACCTCCCGATGTGTATAGAACAGATTTAAATTAAAGGAATTAAAATGGATTCAATCTTACAAGTAGCTATTGTTGTGTTAAGTACTGGTGCTTTCTGGACTTACCTTCATAATAAAGACAAGCAGCGCCAAGAGGCCCATGATATGCTCACTAATCTGCTTATGTCAGAGGTGAAGAAGTTAGAGGGTAAAGTTGACAAACTGCTTAGAGATAAGGATGAGTTGCTCACTATGATCTCTGATCTAAAGATCCAGTTACACAGCAATAATATTGTTCCTGTTGTTAAGGCTCCTGCTAAACCAGTAGCTAGACGCAACTCTAAGAACCCAATGCAAGGAAAATAAACTATGTCAGACACTGATCAAAAAGTGTCTTCACCTGATCCCACGAGTAAAGACTATAAAGCTAGAACTACTTATGGTCAGCGTGGAGGCTTGCGACCTGGACAAGGACGTCCAAAGGGAACTACCACTATATACTCTAAGGAGTCTGTTAAGAAGCTTCAGACACTGGGATTTGATCCTATTGAGAAGCTAGTGGAGCACTACTACACTGTACAGGATAAGGTTACGGACATGGAAGAAGGCAAGACAAGGTTCTCTGCTGTTGCTATGGCTAATCTACTTAACATACAAACCAATGTCATGAATACGCTAATGCGATATGGTTACAGACAGGTTCCTGAGAAGACCGAACAAGTAATTGAGGACAAAAAGCCTCTTAAAATTGTGTTTACAAACGAATAACAAAGTATACAAATTAATTAAATATTAGTTTTTTAGTAATAAAGTATACATTTTTAAGGATAAGCTATGAGAGTCCAAGCATCTGCTGAATACAGCATAAAGAAGTACCAAGAACAATACAATGCACTCAAGGAAGCCTCTGATAAAGTATTCAGAGAAGGCCTCCAAGCTAGAGTAGAGATAGCAGAGTTCTATCGAAAACTTGAAGAGATTAATGCAAAGAATAAAAAAGGTGTCTTAACTAAGGATAGTGTAGACTTATACGTTTAAATGTCAAATGAAATTAAATTACACAGAGGTCAGTCAGAAGTATTAAAGTATTTATTCTCTGAGAAGGGCGGCACAAGATATGCTGCTACAGTAGCCTCACGAGGCTTTGGTAAAAGTTACCTTGCTAGTGTTGCCGCTACAATGGCTGTGCATGAGCTACTAGAAATGGATGAAGATGTTCCTAATAAGAATGTGTCTATCATCTGCCCTACATATCAACAGTCATTAGATATTTATTGGCCACTATTAGCCTATAACTTAGGTCTAGAGGATTATGCTGAAAAGTCTTCCCAGACAGCTGGAACATTCTGGTTTCCAAATAATGTTAAGCTTAAGTTATGGTCTTATGAAGCATCTGAGAGGATGCGAGGATCAGGTCAATACTTTGTTGTTGGAGATGAAGTCTCTGACTGGACAGGTCAACCAGGGCTTAAAGAGTCTTGGGAATCTATCATTCAACCTGCTATGACTACACGTTGGGCAGGTAATCACAAGGCTCTTATTATTGGTACTCCTAAAGGTATGAATTACTTTTATGACATGACTAACTTTGAGACAATGGATAATCGTTGGAAGACCTTTAGATATACTTATAGAGACTCTCCCTTTTTATCTGTACAAGAGATCGAGAGGACTAAGCGTCTGATTGATCCTATGAAGTTTGCCCGAGAGTATGAGTGTTCCTTTGAAGACTCAGGTGCTAAAGTATTCTACATGTTTGACCGTAGAACCCATGTTACTGCTGATCTCCCTTACTTCAATGTAGAGACAGCAAACAAAGAAGATGTGCATGTAGCTATCGACTTTAACATTGGTATTATGGCTGCAGTAGTATTTGCTGTTAGAGCTGGCCAAATACATATCTTAGAGGACATGCAGAATGTACTCGATACCGAACAATTAGCTAAGAAGCTTAAGACACAATTTAAAGACAAGGGACACAGGATATTTGCTTATCCAGACCCTGCAGGACGTGCTAGGAAAACTAGTGCTGTTGCTGGAGCCACTGATTTCTCTATCTTAGAGAGCTATGGCATTGTCTGTAGAGCGCATAGAGCTGCTCCTCCTATTGTAGACTCTGTAGCTGCTGTTAATCGTAAGTTTAAGAATGCTAATGGTGATATAGATATGTATATTCATCCACGAGCAGAACACACAATTCGATCCCTTGAAAGAACTGTATGGGTTGAGAATAACCCTAATACAGCACAAATATCTAAGTCTGAAAATGTAGAACATTGGACAGATGCACTAAGATATGCTGTTGAATACTTATTCCCTGTTCGTTCAGGTACTAAGACAGTCACTAAAGGTTTTATGTTTTAAAGGAACTATATGTTTACACCCCAATTTTATATTAACTCTTTTCAGAGTCTTAAGCATGACTTTACTAATAAGGTCATCACTGATACCACCCTAAATAAGGTAGCCAATGACTTTATTGATGCTCAAACAGCTTGGGCTAACATGGTAGTAAATAATACAACAACTATTACAAAATATTGTTTTGACAAACAGTCAGATATTATATATCCTCAAAAGGAGAAAAAATAATGTATAACAATAAAAAGAAAAAACTACCTAAGCCTAAAGGTAAGTAACCATGGCTATTGATTATCGTGGTGAAACTTTTGAAGGCTATAATAAGCCAAAGAAAACCCCAGGTAATTCTACTAATTCCCATGCCGTATTAGCTAAGGAAGGTGACACTATCAAGCTAATCCGCTTTGGTGCTCAAGGTGTTACAGGCTCCCCTCCAAAAGATGGTGAGTCAGACTCCTATCAGTCACGTAGAGAAGCCTTCTATGCTAGGCATAAAGCCGATATCCAGAAGGGCCGAATGAGTGCTGCCTACTGGGCATGGGTAGTTAAGTGGACAAATAAATTTAAATAGGCGAGGTAGCTCAGTTAGAAGAGCGCTGGGTTCATACCCCAGAGGTCGGAGGTGCGAGCCCTTCCTTCGCAACCAAACCTTCTGATAGCCAAGTGATTAAGTTCATGAGGTATTCAGCACGATCCCACCTTAGGGCTGTTGTCGCTACAGTAAAAGGCGTCATAGAGTGATATAATTCAATCGGTAGAATCGAGGATTTAATTGCTTCGGAATGTGAGTTCGACTCCCACTATCACTCTTCTTTAAAAGGATTTAAATGTTTATATTAAACTATATACCTACATGGTTATTGTTTATAACTCTAATGATAGGGTTATTTGGATGGCTAATAAAAGAATTTGAAACTTACAGACCTATTGCTGTAGGATTAATCTTTGCATCTTTATTTTTAATAGGCTATAAAACTGCTGATAAAGTATGGCAAGATAGAGTTACTGAATTAGAAAAGAAAGTAGCTGAGTTAGCTGCTAAGAAAGAAATAGTTAATACTAAAATAGTAACAAAAGTATTAACAAAAGAAAAGATTGTTAAAGAGGCTGCTGAGGTGCAGATTCAATATGTTGATCGTGAGATCGTTAAGTACAATGATCAATGTAAGATTCCTCCAGAGGTTATAACTATACATAATAAGGCAGTTACACAATGAAATATCTATTAGCTATTCTATTGTTAACGATATCAGGATGCTCTACTACAGTACCCGTTGTAGCTAAGTTCCCAGAGGTACCTAGTCAGCTAACTGTAGCATGTGCTAAGTTAAAAGAGGCTGAGTCTAAGCCTGAACTATCAGAACTTACTAAGACTATTCTACATAACTATGCTGAATATCACATATGCGCTATTCGATTAGATGCTTGGAATGAGTGGTATACTGAACAAAAGAAACTTTTTGAGGCACTTAAATGAATCTATCACTAGACCAACTTAAACAGCTTATTCCAAAGAACAAGCATGTTACATACTGGCATAATGCCTTAGAACAATTACTACCTGACTATGGTATTGATAATGAGAGACGTATAGCAGCATTTGTTGCTCAATGTGCTCATGAGTCAGGTGAGTTCACAATGATTAAAGAAAATCTCAACTATCGTTGGGAGACACTCCGTAAGATATTTCCTAAGTATTTCCCTACAGATGAACTTGCTAAACAGTTCGCTCAGAAGCCTGAAGCTATTGCTAATAAGGTCTATGCTAATCGTATGGGTAATGGGGATGAGGCTTCAGGAGATGGATATAGGTACTCTGGTAGAGGCCTAATACAGTTAACAGGTAAAGATAATTATTTTTGGTTTGCTGAGTCTATTGGTATTTCCGCAGAGGAAGCTAGTGAGTATATGAGTACCTTTGAAGGTGCTGCACAGAGTGCTTGCTGGTTCTGGGAGACTAATAACTTAAATAAATGGGCAGATCAAGGCGATATAGAGACATTAACAAGAAAAATTAACGGAGGTACCATAGGTATCGAGGACCGTAAAAAGCACTATGCACATGCACTCCATGTACTAGGTGTGTAAATGTCTACTCTTCTTCTTACCTTAATGTTAGCAGGAATCGATCCTAAAGCTCCCGTCTGTGTACGATGGACATGGGTAGGTCCCGTTTATAATCGTAAGGTTAGTTGTTTAGAATGGAGAAACAACGACCAATCGAATAAAGGGAAAAGAAAATGATCGATCCAATGACGGCTTTAGCGGGGATACAAACCGCTATATCAATGGTTAAGAAAGCTAGTAAAGTAGCCAATGACCTAGGCTCTCTTGCGCCTATGATAGGCAAGATGTTTGATGCTAAGAGCACAGCTACTAAGGCTTTAATTCAAGCTAAGAAAAGTGGCAAGGGTTCCAATATGGGGACTGCCTTA